TTATAGCGGTTTGTAAATCATGTTCTAATATAGTCATTAAAAACTTTTCTTCGTATTCTTTATCGTCTTCCCAAAAATCTTCTACACACAGGTGGCCTACGCCCACTGTTCTTTTGTTTAGGGTATCTAGGTACACTTTATTTCTATAACCTTCATGCTTCTTTACAGAAGCTAAAAGTTTTTCCATATCTATCATGTGTATATCTTTGTTTTAGGTCGTTTGTTTTTTAACATTCTTCCAAAACCTCTAGGTTTTACAATCACAAAACCACCGTGTTTGTAATTTTTAGCCCATTTTTTAGCGATTTCTGGTTCATTTGCAAATAAATACTTTCTTTGTTTTTCAGATTTAAAAGGCATTTAACCTCTTTTTTTAGGTCTTTTCTTTGCAGTTTTAGCACTTTTCTTAAAATCTTTAGCAGTAGGAGCACCTTTTGCTCCTTTTTTACGCATTTTTTCTTTACTTCCTGCTTTTATTCTTGCTCTTTTAGCGTGAATGTTTGCATATAATCCTTTTTTAGCCATTATTTCCCCTTTTTAATTAAGCCCATTGCACCTTTTCCAGCCTTGATGCCGAAGCTAGCTGAGCAGGCTATATATAATAAATGTTTATAATAATCTGGGAGTGACTGCAAGGCAATAAACCCAGCTTCTATATGTACAGTCATTCCTGGAAAAAATACAAGTGTTGCTGGAGCCAAAAGACAAATTAAAATTAGCTCATCTTTCCACGATCCTTTCATTTGATCCACGGCGGATGCTTCCCATTTAATTTTTCCTGCTATTTGATCTTCTTTAAGCTTAGTTGCAGCTTTAATTTCTGTGACTTTTAATTCAGCCTTAGCTTTCTTGGTCTCGACGAAGCCGCGAACTGTATCCGCAGCCACGCCGAGGAGGGGTTTTGCTAAAAGTTGCCAGACCATCGTCTATGCTGCTCCACCTGTCATCCAGCTAATTACCCAGATAACAATAATAGCTACGATAGCCGCCTTGATCCAGTCCTTCATTTGCCAGTCACTCCATTCTTTGATGTGTGACCACAGATCTTTTAATAGGTTCATAAAACCTCCTTTATTAAAACGGGATTATACTATTTTAAGCCTTTGAAAGCTACTTTTTTAATTTGAACCTTACTTCTTTGACCTTTTGGTCCAGATCCTAAGTTTTGTGTAACTTTTGGACCTTCCATTGACGCACTATATACGTCTGCAATAGATGTTTGGTTAACATGAGGTCCTTTGTAAGGATTCATGTCAGTAGAAACAGTCATTTTTGCATTTGGATACAAAGAACCATTAATAAATTTAGGTTTTGGGTTGTTTAGTGCCATACTATCCTCTCTTTTTTGCCTTTTTTTTGGTTTTTTTCTTCTTAATGACCCCTTTAGCCATTAAAATATCTTTTCTAGTAACTTTTCCATCGCCACTTAAGTCAGGAAACTTCTTTTTTTTCTTTACAGAGCCACCTTTAGCAAGTTTTTTGCCAAATATTTTAAAGATGGTATCCATATTAATATCTTTGATAGTGCTTATTTTAGATAATGATGAGTCTGCGCCACTTAATTGTTTTCTTCTCTTTACAAAGTTGCTTGCTGATTCCTGTCTCTCTTTATTGGCAAGATCTTGTTTGTTAAACTTACCCATTACTTACCTCGTTTAGCCATTCCGTAACCACGTTTCGCGGCTCTTCCTGCTTTTTTAGATTTCTTTGCACTTTTTTTTCTAACCATGCCACCTTTTGCAACCCTAATTGTTCTAGCACCACCTGCTACGTCGAGCATATTAGGTTTTTCACCTTTAGGAACTTTTCTTTCAATTAATTTTTGTGTAGGCATAAGTTCAGGGGTTTGCTTAGCCGCTCTACCTCTAGGTGATGGGATAGGTTGTTTAGGTATCCCACCTTTTTCAGGTATTAACATTTTAAGTAAAGAATCAGAAATAGGTTCTTGTTTTGTAGTAGATCCTCCTGCTTCTCCAGGATTACCTTTGTTCATTAACGCAATCTGTGCTTTTTTTATATCATCAACTGTTAATCGCTTGTTGCCTGCCATTTCTTTTGCTTTATCGAATATTTGTTTATTTGTTGCCATATCAGTGTATCGTTGGTTTAATTAAAGTTATAAAATCAGCCGTATTGTGATTCATTATGTTATCTGCTTCCAGAGGAACTAAATGATCATACAGAATCATTTGCGCTACGCCCACCATAGCACCTGCTAAAAGTACACTATCTTCACTGCTTTTGGAAGAAGAATTTTGTAGTTCTAACAACATTGAAAAGAATTCTGATAACCGTGTTTCTGCTGGTGTTTTTGGATCAACCATCTTTTACCTTCTTTGCTTTAGATAGATTAACATTTGCACGTAATTGTGCAATATCTTCTTGAGAATCCATTCTATCCTGCGCTATTTTATTTTGAGACGCAATTCGCTCACGTTCTACAGCTAGACGTAGATCTGTCTCTTCGTCTTTTCGTTGTAGGTCCATAGCTTTTAATTGTAGCTCTTGTTCTTTAAGTCTAATTAATGGATCACTACCTTCCGTGTCAAACATCTCTTGTTCTTCTGTAATCATCTGTGTAGTCATTTCATTAATCTTCTCTGCAATAGCTGACTCTATTTCCAACTGCATCTGTTGTATTTGCTGCTGTATTATTTGCTGTTCTTCATCTGTTTGAACCATTTGTATTGCTTGTTGTAATTGTTGCATTGGTTCTGCAAACTCTGCTGATACAATCTCTCTTGCTTGTAAAGCTACGTGATCAGAAATATGTGATTGCAGTATACCCATAACAATAGGATTATTTTTTACTAAAAATGATGACATAAAGGCACGGTGTGCGTTGATATGAGCTTCATGGTTTTGTTGAGGAAAAGCTTTTAGTTGTTGCGATTTTAACGATTGTGCGTTTTCGGTCCCTGGATCAGTTGGTGCTGGTTGAGGAGGAGGTGGCAAAATTGCAGCTATATCTGTTACACCAAGTGACATGTACATACGTCTATATGCTTCATACAAGTTATGTGCTTTAGGATTGCTTTGTGCTAATTGTAATTGTGATTGAGCTAACGTAATTCTTTGTGATACAGAAAAAATATTAGGATCACTTACAGGTAGAATATCTATTCTACCATCAAAGTCTTGTTGTTTAATTTGTGGTTGATTACCTTCTACCTCATATGGATACATTGGAGGTAGTGACTCTGCAAATATTTTAGCTAATAAATTAAATTCTATTTTTTGTGCGTAGTGCATTCTTTTATGAATAGCACTCATGACTTTTGTACCACGTTCCATTAACGCCATTGTCGTTCCTACAGGATTATTACCTCCCATATTCTCGCCTGTTGGCTGATCTGCTACGGTTGCAAATTTAGTTGCTGCCGCTACAGCGAAACCTAGTAATTGAAATAACGTTGCACTTGGTTCTTTGTAAGGTAAAGGAATTAAACCTTCTCGTAGATTTCCACCAGGTGCATCTACATCTCTAAATTCCCCTGGTTGTAAAGGTGTGTCATCATCTTTTACTCTTAATCCTCTTGCTTTAAATCCTGCGGGTAAATTAGATAAAGTACCTGCATCAATAAGCTGACGAAGAGCAGCTGTCGCTGTTCTTGTTAAACCACCAAGCATGTGTATTAAACCAAATCCATAAAATCCTAAACCTGGTAAAAATTTAAAGTGAACAAAGTATTGTTCTTTTTTCATTAACGGATCGTTTTCTTTGTAGTTTCTGTACACAGATAAAACTTTTCCAGATCCTTCATCAATTGTTATAATGTAAGGTTGTTTAATTCCATCTTCACTTTCAAATCCTGGTAAATCTAAATCAGCATGAATTTCTAATAAGGTAAATTCATCTGTGTTGTACCCAACTTTTTTAACACCTTGTATTTCTCTCTCTTTTGTTAAAACAGAATCTTCTTCTGAATATGGTTCAATATTTATATCTCTATAAAAACCTTGTACTTGTAATTTTCTAACTTCATTTTTACTTCTTTTTAAAACATGTGTAACTCTCTCAGCAGATTGTAAATCTGTTGCTGTATAAGGAACAAGTAAATCATCAGCAGGAACAAATTTAGAAACTGCTCTTCCTATGGTAGTATCAAAATAAACTTTTTTAAAAGAAGAACCTGCTAAAGGTAGATGAAATAACATCTGATCTAATTCAGGATCATACTCTTCCATAACATGCATAAGTTGATAATTCATAAACTCAGACACACGTTCAGCTTGTTGCTGTTTTAAAACATCTTCTTTACCTAGTATTTGAGTTCTTACAGGTCCACCTGCAGGAAGTAATTCTCTATACGCTTGTGCTTGAAACTGTGTAACAGCTTCTGCTAATACAGGGTGACTAACATTACTAGCACCCATAAAAGGTTCTGATCTTTCTTTATATTGAAATCCAAGTAGTCCTAATCCTTTTTTATATGTTTCTTCCCATTCTTTTCTAGAAGCTTTATCTTCTTCAAAACCTTCCATAACATCATTAGATACGACACCTAAATCACTGTCGTCCATAAATTCTGCTAGGTTTGCATCAAAAGAAATTTCTTGTTGTAAGTCCTGTTCTCCAATAACAGCAGAACCATCTTCTAACATTGTCACGTCACTAAACGCATTATCTGCTACGTCAATGTCAATTAAACCCATATTTTCTGCTGAAGTCTCAGCGATTTTTTCTTGGTCTCTGTATAAAGAGTCTTTTTCAATAGCCATTTCTTTCCTTATTTATAAATCTTATTTAATTGTAGCATTTCTTTAGTTAATTCAATAGCGAAAACAGGTTCTGATTCAAAATTTTTATCTGTACCCTTTTTAATCTCATATCTTCCGCCTACATTATCTACCAAATCATTTGCTATAGCTTCTGCTTGTCGGTACGTGTCCCCTTGACCTACGACATCACCTGTAGTCTGGTTAATAATATTATATACCCTTGAACTACTAGATTCACCTACTGCCACATTCGCAACCACCATTTTAGAATTATTATCATCTGCATATTTTCTCATACTTCTCTCAATATCAGATGTATAGTGTCCACCCACTTGATTTGTTTCTTCATTCCATGCTCTTGATTTTGGTCCACCATAAAACTCATGAGTACCAACACCAGGATACTGACTATTACCCAGAGAAGCAGTTGTGTTAATATCTTGGCGTAAGCTGTCTTTATATTGGTTAATACGATTTTGTTTATCTAGTATTCTTTCGTTTACATCCATTGACGTGCTACCAGCTTGATTATACGCTTTTCCTGCTACAATATCTCCAGATGCTACACCTAAATATGTTGGTGCTGTTGGATCTTTTTCTACAAACAAGCGGTGTGCTGCTTCGTATAACTGTTGTTTAAGAACAGCATCACTCCACGCCCCTCTGTCTTTTAATGGTACATCAGGATAGAGTGCTTTCATTAATTGACCACTAATCTCATCCGCCATCGAATCAATAATCTCTGTTTGTCTTTTCTTAAAGTTTTCGTACATCGCAAAGTCTTGCGGTGCTAAAGCGTATGGCGGTTTTTTTGCCATCTCACTAAATTGTTTTTGAAACGCCATTAGTTCATTGTATTGAGGCATTAACTCTAGTTTAGTTGCGCCTACGGGACGAGCTACACTTCGGTTGTCGGCAAAAAATTGCATTAGGTCTCTGTTGATACCTTGCTCCATCGCTTCTACACCAATTCCTTGTTCGGCC